CGCTATAGGTTTTCTTACTAATAACATTGCAATCAGAACCGGCTTCACCGCTCCAGTTTTTAACCCATGAAGGGATTGTGCCGCTTTCTAGCTCAGCAATGATTTTATCGGTTACTTGTTGATAGAGTAATGCGCTCATAATTTTAGCTCCTGATTAGTGATTAATTAAATACTACAGTATCCATTATGTATTAATATTACCATTGTCAATACTATGACATTCCCTAATAGGGTTTACCCTTAGTCTTAAGTGGTACTATATAGGTGCAACTTAGCCCCATATACTCACGCTATCAACCACCACAGGTCAATAGTTTTTACCTATGATGTCATATATGCGTGTAAGCGTATATTCGTATATGCGTATATATCGATATTGTCATGTAAGTAAGCACTCACTAACCTAGCACTATATTGGTGCAAGGATGATGTAAGTAAGTACTAACTAACATAGGGGGGGAGGGGTAGTCTATGTTGTGTTATGTTGGCGGAGCCTCCATAGCATATAAAAAAGTAAAATAGACCTATGTTAATTGATAAAAAAGGGACACAGTCAATGATGGTGTATGTTATTGATTACTAAAGGATAATAAAATAGGGACAGAGTCGTAGTAAATGCTCACTCCGTAGGAGGTCGCTGTTGTCCCCAGCGGAGACCTATATTGTCTAGGCAGACCCGCACAGTCGTTAGACGACTATGTTGTTTAATAACCACACTGTTAAAATATTACTTGACAAAATCGTAAAAGTATGCTAAAATCGCCTTACAAGTTTAAGCAACACACTATAAAGAATCGTGTAAGCCCTGCAAGCAGTGAATTATTATAGCGCACTGTAGCAAAGGGGGATTAAAACCAAAATCCCCCCTGATAGCGAACTGCTCAATCTTACGATAGCATACTATAGTAACTATAGGGCTTTGAATTTTTTCTTTGTCTTTCCTTTAAGGATAAAAAGGCGTTATGTTAGAAGTTGAAAAACAATTATCTACCGAAGATGCTCAGTCTTCAGACGAAGGTGGTGTCTTAAAAAAGAAGCGACCCAAGCTGGTTAGACGAGAAGTTGTCGATGGTAAACCTGTTCGGGGTCGTCCCACCAAGAAGGCGATTGCAAAGAAAAAGAATCCCGGCATTGTGGGGAGACCGCCGGGCGACGCAGCAAGAATCGCAGAGTTTAAAGCAAGGCTGTTAGCAACACATGGCGACAGCGTGATTGAAAAGATTATTCACACCGCCCTACAAGATGGACACCCTGCACAGGGAGCAATGCTAAAGTTCTGTGGTGAGAGACTGTTACCGCTATCGAGCTTTGAAGGTAAGACTGGTGGAGGAACACCGCATATTAGTATTAACATCAGTGGACTCAGTCCTACGATTGAGACCTCTGAAGTAATTGACAACGATGTTACTGATGTAACCATTAAGGACATCGATGAATCTTGATTTTAAACTGCTGAAGTGGCAGCAAGAGGTTTTTAAGGACCACACCCGATTCAAAGTAATCGCTGCTGGTCGCCGTTGTGGTAAGAGTAGGTTGTCTGCAGTAACCCTATTGATTGAAGGGTTAAATTGTCCTGAAGGTTCTAGTGTGATGTATGTTGCACCAACCCTAGGACAAGCTAGAACGATTATGTGGGACTTGTTGATGGACTTAGGAAAGCCTGTCATCAAATCCGCACACATCAACAACTTAGAGATTACTTTGGTGAATAACAGAAAAATCCTCATTCGAGGAGCTGACAACCAAGACTCTTTGCGTGGTGTGTCTTTGTCGTACTTGGTAATGGACGAGGTCGCCTTTATCAAGTCAGAGATTTGGGAACGAGTACTTCGTGCTGCTCTGTCGGATAAAAAAGGTAGAGCCATGTTTATCTCGACTCCGTCTGGGCGTAACCACTTCTATGAGTGGTATCAGCTAGGACAGAGTAATTTAGATGAAGATTGGAAGTCGTGGCACTTTACCACCGCTGACAATGAAACGATTGACCCTAAAGAAATTGAGGCTGCTAAGAGAACACTCAGTAGCTTTGCATTCGGACAAGAGTACCTGTCTTCCTTCAATAATGCTGGTGCAGGATTATTTAAAGAAGAATGGATTAAGTTTGATGAGCAACCTAAAGATGGTTCGTGGTACATTGCAGTAGACTTAGCTGGCTTTGAAGATGTCGCTAAGAGTGCTAGTGCTACCAAGAAACGACTTGACCAGTCTGCTATCGCCATTGTTAAAGTAACCGATGATGGCACTTGGTTTGTAGATAAGATTGAAGCTGGTCGTTGGGATATACAAACCACCGCACTGAACATCTTAAAGAATATTAAAGAGTACGAACCTCTAGCAGTTGGAATCGAGCGAGGGGCGCTAAAGAATGCAGTCTTGCCTTATCTCAGTGATTTGATGCGAAAGAACAACTGTTACGCACATATCCTAGATTTGACGCATGGTAATAAGAAAAAAGTAGATAGGATTGTTTGGGGACTACAAGGACGCTTCGAGCATGGACGAGTTATACTCAATGCTGAAGAAGACTTTGATGAGTTTGTTGACCAACTCTTGATGTTTCCTACCTCTAATGTACACGACGACTTAGTGGATGCATTAAGTTATATCGACCAACTCGCTGTCACTAGCTACAGTATTGACAATGAGTCTGATGATTGGGAAGCTCTTGATGTTATTTCGGGATATTGATAAAGGATTAAAATGGCTGAAAATATGGACATGAACGAAGGTACTAGCTGGGAAGAACCTTCTGAAGCAGACAAAGAGCTTTGTGCCTTTGTTATCCAACACTGCGACAGATGGAGAGATTCTCGTGATGAGAACTACCTAGAATACTGGAAAGAGTATGAAAGAATCTTTCGTGGTATCTGGGCTGACGAAGATAAGACACGAGACTCTGAGCGTAGCCGCCTAATTAGTCCAGCTACTCAGCAAGCGGTAGAAACCCGCCACGCTGAAATCATGGAAGCTATCTTTGGTAACGGAGAGTTCTTTGACATCAAAGACGATGTTAGAGACTACAACAACAATCCGATGGATGTTGAGGCACTAAAGATTCAGCTCAAAGAAGATTTAGAAAAGCATAAGATTCGTAAGTCTATCGACCAAATCGAATTGATGGCAGAGATTTATGGTACAGGTATTGGCGAGATTATCGTTAAGCAAGAGAAAGAGTTTGTCCCTGCTACGATGCCAATGCCGGGCATGGAACAAGCCGCCTATGGCGTACAAGAAAGAGAATACTTCTGCGTTAAGGTAAACCCTGTCAATCCTAAGAACTTCTTAATTGACCCCAATGCTACCTCGATTGACGATGCGATGGGATGTGCAGTTGAGAAGTTTGTGTCTATTCATAAAGTAGTTGAAGGCATGGAGAAGGGTATCTATCGTAAGGTAGACATCGGACCTGCTGGCAACGATGACGATTTAGAAGTCACCCAAGAAGTAGTGCAGTACCAAGACGACAAAGTCAAGCTCTTAACTTACTATGGCTTAGTCCCAAGAGAGTACCTAGAGCAGTTAGAAAACGAAGGTGAAGAAGTTGTTGACCTCTTCCCTGAAGAAAGCACCGCTGACACCTATAGCGACCTCGTAGAGGCGATTGTAGTGATTGCTAATGATGGACTACTCCTCAAGGCTGAGAAGAACCCCTACATGATGCAAGACCGCCCTGTGTTGGCATATCAGGATGACACTGTCCCCAATCGTTTCTGGGGTCGTGGTACGGTTGAGAAAGCCTATAATATGCAAAAGGCTATCGATGCTCAACTACGCAGTCACCTAGATAGCTTGGCATTGACTACAGCACCGATGATTGCGATGGACGCTACTCGCTTACCTCGTGGTTCTAAGTTTGAAGTGAAACCCGGTAAAGCAATCTTAACAAATGGCAACCCAGCAGAGATTCTATTCCCATTCAAGTTTGGTCAAACCTCGCCAGAGAACTTCGCTACCTCTAAAGAGTTCGAGCGTATGCTCCTCATGGCAACTGGCACACTTGATAGCCAAGG